CTGTTAATAATAAGGTTAATGCTAATGCGAGTTTTTTCATTTTATTACTCCTTTGCTATTATTATTTAACATCATTATAGCAGAAACTGCCTATAAAGTCAATGGTTGTTACAAATCGTTACGAATTCTGCGCTAGATTGTCCAAATACTGCTGTAGGTTACTACCATGTAAAGCCAACATTATACTGTCACGCTCATCAAATACATAAATGGATTTTGGACCAGAGATATAATAAGGACTGGTAAAGTGTTTTTCTAACTGTATATAAGCACGAGGTACCAACGGTTCAGGTAGTTTGAAATGCCAATTTTTGATTTCTTTATTTTGATTCAGCATGTTAAATGCTGGTTTAGTCAAGCGTAAACTGTCTGGGTTTACAGGATTAAACCACCAGCTGGCTGGATTATCAAAGCGTTGGTAGCGAAGCCCAAGTTTAGGATCAGACGTAAATGGATTCAGTTGGTGTTGTTGGAATCTTTTCTGCCATACATTCTGCAATGATTCAGCAGTGCGGGCCATGATTAAGGATAGATCTGATCGCCAGCTTTGAGCAATACCACGCTAAACTTGTCACTCTTGAACAAGGTGTTGAGTTTTTTAGCCAGATTGATAGCATGTCCTGGATTACTAAATGATACTTTTTTGTATTTAGGACCAGGGTAGGCTACAAGGATGTTCTGTGTTTTTAAGTTGATAGGTTGGTTATCATAAAACACCGCCCAGATGCCTTCACTGTTCAGTATCTGATCGCTCTTGTAAGTTGTTTTGTTGACGTGCTCTAGTAGCACTGTTGGTTTTGGTCTTGACATTTATATGTTCTCCACATATATTTATGCCATAAACTACATATATAATTAGAATTTTCCGCCGTTGAGATTGACAGTGATTACTTCGTTGGCAGATTCTTTTTTGATCTTGCTTAGATCAGCAATTTGTGTAAGTAAATCAAACATTTCCGCTTGTATATTACGTGCTTCTAGCGCAGTCAAGGTCAGATCCTTGCTGTTGGTTTGATTCATCACTTTGACTTTATTATTAAAGTTCTTCAGATGCAGGCTTAATTGTTGTTCCAAATAATGCTCCATTGGCAATTCTTAAACGTTCCTGCATTTCCTCTAGCGTGTCATAAGGACCAGCATAGGGATAGCGATTAAGTGTAATTAACTTAGGACAGTAGGATTTTACCCAACCATTGTTAAACTTAACAATATAGTAGCCAGCGCAGAAAAAACTCTTGCTTTTACTGCCTTTAGTATAGATAGGTAGTTTATGCTTGACATCCCATAAGATGTTGTTAGGTTTATGCTCACATGGAAAACCATAAACACTGTTAGCTTCAGTGATCACACGCTTAGGTGGTGTTTTGTCTACGATGATGTTATACTTGTCGCTACATAGTTTCAAGCTGGCAAACTGCTCACGTTGGTTTTCATGCTGATAAACCACACCCTTTGGGTTAGCCATGATAGTGCCAATTTTTAATCCATCTAATTCAACTACCCAACATTTATTTTTAACGATTGCCTTAGCTAACAGTGACATAACTGATAATTCCTACGTAAGTTAAATAGTGCAGAGCTTGGTCTAACCCCATCCAGATCCAGAACTGATGATCTGCGGCGGTAAGCCCTTTGGTTAATTGCTGTTTAAAATAATCTATATGATAGTGTAAGACAAAATCCGCTAGGGAAAGTGCGATCAAATCGTTGGCATGGTGTATGAATGGCACTAGTATCAGGAATGTCCATGAAGCATGTGTTAATGCGTGATGTATGCCACCTTCAGCAAGATACGTGCCCTTGTCGCGTAGCATATAATCAAACTGCATCAAGAAATCAGCGATGAAATGCTTGATGCCAAACAGTGCTAATAAGATTAATACAGTTGTGTTCATCGATAATATACGCTACGACTCTTAGGAGTCTCCCACCAATCAATGTGATCCACAGTTACGTTAAGTTTCTTCATCTTAACATCAACTAGTTCAGCCATCCAAGCAGACAAGTTTTCACTAGTTGGAACAAATTCTACGATCATAAATCCTTCATAGTATTCATACTCTGGTGTGTTGGGTTCTAAGTCACCTAGATAAAGATGATAACCAGCTACATAGTCTGTTTCTGGAACATACACTGGAATCAATTTACGATCACCTACGATTTGATTGTACAATGGATCATTCTTGTCTAATACAAACTGATGATCAATATAAGTGTTGATCCACTTCTTTAACCATTCTAGATGACGGAAGTCTGTTACCATGCCAGTGGGATCTAAATTACCATCTTGGCTCTTTAGATAGACCTGCATCTTGCCTTCATGTCCATGAAGGTGACGGCAAGCACACTTTAAGTCTGCTGCATATTCACCATTGAGTTTCTGTGTCCAAACCCTGTGACCGTAGCAAAATTCGAAACTTTTATCTATAATCCAAGCCATATTTAATCCTTATGATGTTGCCAAATTTGATCAGTTCCACCTAGGTGTCCCCAATCGCTGTCTACTGTCATCCTACTACTGATACCACCACGTGGGCGATATTCAATTTCTATACGAATACGATCTGGTTCATACACTTTCATTAAATCTTTATACATGACATCCAGTGCTCGCTCATAGCTAAGACGTGTGTCACGATATTGGAATATGTATTGTTTAAGACTTTTTAGTTCAATGGTCTTGTCTTTGCCATAGAACCAAATAGTAACATCACCAAAGTCAGGTTGATCTGCACCGCCTAAGAATGTAAATTCTGGGATACTGATCCGTTGTTCATATCCCTTGGCGGCATTAGGTAGACTTTTTAATATGCCGCTGTCTATGCTATCCCAAAGTTTCTTTTCCATATTCTTTCCTTATCATACTATTATATTTAGGTTTTTGGTAGAAGTCAAATATTTTTTGCACTGTCCAATATACTTTCTAATTTAGCTTGCCGTTCTAGCAAAGTGAAAAACAGTGCTAGGGTATTGGCCGCATCTACATCTGCCCTGTGTGCTTTACCTTTGAAATGCAGTTTGAAATAGCCCATAGCTGACGCTAGCCCACCACTGGGTGCTTTGCCACGGGTCAGCATCAAGTATGTATACCAGGTCTTGACATCTATCCAACGACGACCAAAATAGGGGAAATCCGCATGGTTTTTGCTGAATTCTGCTAGTAATTCCGCACTATCGCCACCGCCCCAGGTCACTGGATTGATAAAGCACTTATGCTCTTTGATCAGCTCACCTAGCTCACGGGCAACATATTCATGACTATAACTTTCAGCACGTATGTCAGCATCAGTGATACCTGTTAGATCTGTGATGAATTCACTGATAGGTTCTTGTGGATCTATAAACCATTTACGGACCACATAGTCCTCAAAGCGTGTGTTCTTGTCACCTATAGCCACACCAACCTGTATGATCTTACCACTGGGCTGATTGAGCTCTAAGTCTAGGGCTAGGAACTTGCCATCTGCTATCATGCATAATCTTTCTGCGGATAACTGGCTGTCAACCATTCGGCCATAGTATTGGCATTCTCACTTAATTTAACCAGATCATACTTGCCACAGAATTTTAAGAATTGTGCACCAACCATTGGTATATTCTTAGGTACTTGGGCAACAGCTATTGTTTCAGCTATCTTAGCTTTGATTGTATCTGGTTGTGCTGTTAGGTCAACTAGGACACGATTGCGTTCGTAGTCATCTAACACACGATGTTCTAGACCATTATGGTCAACCCAACGCTGTAGCATGAGGTTGTTCCAATTATAACCTTTGGTAGTACGGTCAGCATAGGCTTCTAATAGACCAACCTTATTCTTACTACCTTTGGTGCGCACGCCTGGAAATGCGGAAAATATATTGTCTGTAGGATCACCACGCATACACTTTTCAAATAGTATAAACTTAGGATCTGGTATTTTCTTAGGTTCTTTAGTTTTCTTATCTATAACCGGTTTACCTTTCTTGTCAAAGATGCCCTGTAGGGTATGGAGCTCGTCGCTTATCCCGTTATACTGATTAACATTGTCAGCAAGTAACTGATAGAAGTCAGTGTCGCTAGATACAATAGTATGATGATCGTCAGGATGAGCTTGGATGAATCCAGCGATAAGATCATCTGCTTCAAGTTCTGGATGTTGTAAAACAGTGCAGTTAGTCTTTTCAGCTATAAAAGTCTTTAAGGTATCAAACGTTTCCCAAAAGAGACGATCTTCT